AATTACTTCCATTACTGTTACCACCACCACCGCCTACGACGACCGCATAACTCCCGGCGGCGAAATTAGACAAGTTTCCCTGACGAACACCTCCAGCGCCTCCGCCTCCTCCAGAAAACCCAGATCCTGCTCCGCCGCCACCAGCTACAACTAGATACTGAACAGTAAAGCCAGGTGGTGGATTCTCAAGCACGAAAGTACCACTGCCGGTAAACGTGTGTACCGTGTCAGCGCCATCTGTTGTGATTGTGCCGCCGGTTGCAGAGAATGGGGGGACATCACTAAAGCCGCCCCCCAGCAGCATTTCCTGGTTAGACATTAGGTGATACCTGTACCAGTGATCACAAAGGTGTCTGCGGCGACGCAGAGAATTGTGGCAACGCCGTAATTAGCCAACGTTCGATTGCCCGTGGTTGTCTGCCCGCCAGTGCGCAGTGTAACCCCGGCGCCTTGTGTGATCTGCTGGTTGGCTGTTGAATTATTGAATATGGTGACGTTATCGCCAATGCCGAAGACAGAAGCTGGAACAGTTACACCTCCAGTTGTGATGCTGATGTGTTTGCCAACGTCGCTCACAGTGAGTGTGTAAGCAGCGGATTGAGCATTTTGGGGAATACGACGGATAGGGCCGGAGGCGTCAAAGATAGTTCCGCTAGTTGATATGTTTCCACTGGTGCTCACTGAGGTGGCTCCTGAAATAGTCCCACTGGTTATGGAATCGCCGCTTACTTTTCCCGGAGTGTTGATTGTTGCCAACTTTGTGTCAACAATAGCGGCTGATGCATTAATGTCGGAATTTTGGATAGAGTTGCTAACGTTTAACTTGCTGTAGCTAATGCCTGCCGAGGCGTTGATATCTGCATTTACGATGTTGCCTGTGATATTTAACTTACTGTATGTAATAGCCGCGCTTGAGCTAATATCCGCGTTTGAGATTGAGCCAGCAAGGTTGAGTTTGCTGTAGTTGATGCCAGCAGCAGCGGCAATGTCAGTGTTTACGATTGAGCTAGCTAGGTTTAGCTTGCTATAAGCAATGCTCCCGGCAAGCATGCTGTTGGTTACTGATGCAGTGCTACCAGTTGTAATTACGGTGCCGCTTATATTTGGTAGCGTGATTGTGCGGTTTGCTGTTGGGTTGGCAACCGTAAGCGTTGTTTTGTTTGAGTTGGCAGTCGTGCCATCAAAGAGAAAACTGCCAGTAGCACCGATCTCGAGTGCGCCAGTAATTGTTGCGCCAGTTGTCCTTACGCTTTCGTTGTAAACCTCTTCGACCGCCGCTTGAACGTCGGTGGCTTGAATAAGGCTAAAAGGCGTAAATGTAATGTTTGAGGCCGTGTTGCCTGTGATTGTCCCAGAAATATCGACAAGTTGCCAAGCTGCACTTACTCCGTCAGAAAGCAACTGATCTGGAGCGTTAAGAGAAACATTGGGAACAGTCGGTCCCGAGCCTGTTCCGCTATTAGCTACAACAAAATAGTATTGGTTATTTTGGGTGCTCGGTGTAGGTAGCGTGTCTCCGGCGCTCAGTCCCAAGCCGGCGCCGGCTGCGCTAAGTGATTCAATGTTGTTTGCTGCCGCGTCGTAGATGCCGGCAAAGATAAGCTCGCCGCTGGTTACTGTTACTGGAATCCAAGCGGAGCCATCCCAGATGTAGAGGTCACCCCTGCCAACGTCGTAGAAAAACTGACCTTTGAAATCTGCGCTAGGGAAGATTGTGACTTGCGCAGTTGTTCCAGGGCCGCCAAATTGAGTTATCGCGGCGTCCGCAATGGCGGAACCAGGCACTGTATTGGTGCCGAATACGGCTGAAGCCAGCACGCCCGAAGTCAGTTTTTCGGCTGGAATATCGGGGATGTCGTCTTCTGTCAGCGTGCCGCCATTGGTTACATGGCCTTGCGCGTCAAACGTAATCTTGGTTCCAGTGCCAGCTGTGACTGCATTTGTGTGGTTTAGTACGCCAGCGTTGGTGACACTCAGGCCAGTGCCGGGCTGAACTGCACCGGTTGCGCTAGCTGTTGCGCTGGGCAGATCGGCAGCGGTAATTGCGCGACTGCCGTTTACCAGACCTTTCGCGTTATGAGTGACGACAGAAAAGATATTGGTTGCGGTGACATCGTTGTCAAGTTCCAGTGTTTCGCCGTCTACTCGCAGACCTTCGCCGTTCACAATGACGGCGCCCTTAGCGGTGTTGCTTGCAGTTGGTAGATCGGAGCCGACAATTGCTCGCCCGCTTACTTCACCCCCACTACCTGCAGGACCAGCTAAAAAGATCCCGCCGCTTGGTGTGGCTTGTGGATTTACGGAAAGGGTTGCTGTGTCGCCAACCGTCGAAACAGAAATGCTGATTGGACCAGCAGTAGTAGCAACCAGCTGGTTGATTGATCCTGCAGCCTTAAAGCTGACCCAGCCGCTACCGTCCCAGACGTAGGCTTTATTGGTGGATGTTTCAACTGCAAGCTGCCCGGCAAAAACGCCTGACGCGGGGAGAGCAGTGACAAGCTGACCACTTGAATTATCTGCCAGCTTGGTTGAATCAACTGCATTGGAGGCAATTTGATCGCTGCCAACGGCGCCATTTATAAAGGCGCCGCCAGGGATTGTTTGTGTACCAAATAGAATCTTTGCGCTTGGGATTACGTCATCTGAGATTTGCGTAACTGCTTTGTTGAGAAAATCAACTACCGTGATTTTTTTGGTTTCGCTTGCAGAGGTGTCCGCTACCGGCAGAAGGTCGTTTGAAGCTAAGTCGGCAGACGCCAGACTGTTTAGCTCGCTAATCCGAAGGTCTGCCACGGTTTACCTCGTGCGGGCCAGTTGATAGGTAGCCACAGTCTAGCCCTTAATCGTTCTCGTCTATAGCCAGCTTGCCGCCCTGCTCCAGCAGGATGAAGTCGCCATCCTCTTGAAGAAGCTTAGCGACCACAGTTGTTCGGGCTTTCAACCTAACCGGACCCGTCGTAACAAAACTGATTGTCGATAGCACGATCTGATCTGGACTAAAGTTCGTGGCGCTGTTTGTTATTAAAGCGTCGAACTCCCACCAAAGAGAATCGTTGATTTGTGCTTGATCGTAAGTGCCGCTTATGGGGGTACTGTCTTCACTTTTAATGTAAAATTTTGCACCGAAAATCCCGCCAATTTCTGTGCGTAATACCAATTGCATTAGGTAGTTAACGGTTTCTTGGTCTTCTTTGTTCTTGTAGTCCCATTGGGCGATCAGCTGGCCGCTGCCTGTGATAAGTGAGCTGTATTGCTCTCTGTAGCTGTCCGAAAGCGTTGTTACGTCAATTGCTTCTCGGTTTGTGTTTAGTTCATATTCGGATACCGATCCGAGAACCTTGCCGGTACTGTCTTTTACTGTTACAGATATTGCGATATTACTTGTGATTGCAGTCAGTGTTACTGCGGATGCTTTTGCGCCTTCTAAGCTTTCGTTAAAAGTGTTGTAGAGGCGGATGCCGCCGATTTCGTCGACAAAGATGTACCAGTTGCCGCTGGAGTGGACGTTGCCATCGCGCCAGCCGTCAGTGCCGATAAAGGAAAGTGGTACACCGTCGGTCGAGGTGATTGTGATGAAGTCGCCAGTTAGAAACGTACCAACGTCAAAATCGAAACTGAATCTTTTCCGGGTTACGTTTACGTCGTCCGGGTTTACTACAGATAGTTTTTCTTCTTGAAGAGACTTGCGAATAAGCTCAATGCTTCCCGCGTTTCCGAGGTAGACAGCCATTACAAGCTTGCCTCAGTCAGTTGACCTGTGACTTGAAAATTAACCTGCGCGGAAGCAACTTCACCGACATTTGAAGCAAGGCTTGCCGAAGTAATGTAGGCCGTGAATTTGATGTCGTTAAAGTTAGTGCCGCTGGCATACCGCAAAGTGAAAACTACAGTGTCTGTTTCTGTGATCCCCTCGGGATCTGTATGGATCAGTTTCTTTAGCAGTGCCCCAGCGTCGTTGCTACCGTCGTCTGCTTTGTAATACAGAAGCGTTGCGCTGCCGCTGGCGCCCTGGACTCCGGGAGTGTACGAGCGGTGGGACTCGCCCAGTGTCGTGGTTTCTAGCGTTTCTAGGTCAGACGAAAATGACCACGAGGTCACCTTGGCCTGGGTCACGCCGTCCAGCAGCAAACTGCCATCACGACCGGTGTAGAACTTAGCCATGGCTACCTCCTTGGGGCTATTCTATACAACACTGATTAGCCGCACACGAGCGTTGCTAACACCAGGGCGAACGTTGGTGATGTCCGGTGGCTCTGCGTAACGCCAAGATCCAATCGGCAGCAGCCTATCTGCAGCGCGGCTTGCAACTGTATTTGTCGTGGGTATGTAAGACGTTGCTGCAGATCCGTTTTCTAGCTGCGCACCCCAGATGTAGATGGAACCAGCTGAAAGATTGCGCAACGGAAAGCCCACATTAATTAAACCATTGGCGTTGGCCAAGAAAGTTGCTTGCAGGCGATACCAACCGTCTGCCAATGGTTCGATTGCCGCATTTGTACATATACCTTGGACGCGCACTAGCTGTTGTGCAGCTTTCAAGTCAAAATCAGCAAAGCCCGTTTGTTGGAATGACCTAAGCCTGATGAAACCAGAACTTAAAGGGAAAAGCTTTACATACACGGAAAAGGTGTAGTTGTTAAACTGATCAAAAGTAAAGGGTTGGTAAATATAAGCTTGATTTGAAGTCGGCTCAAAAATTTTTACTTCAGTGGCACCGTCAGGCGCCAGTACACCACTGTTGTCAAGCAGGTCGCTTCTCCGTATGCGCCAGGGGAAAGCAAAAGTTTCGCTGTACAAGGCACTGTTTTCGGCTGCTTCTTCTAAAAACAATCCGCTGCTTGCTCCAGTGAGGCCGTCGAACTGGAAACGTGTCTCATACGGTTCTGCTGTCTGCACTTGGCCCTGCTGGTCAGTGTAAGTAGCTGTTGTGTTTCGTTGGTTTTTATAGGCTCTATCTAAAAGGCGGCTTGATCCATCCCAGCCTTCGATCACGCGCAAAGGCAATGTAAAAGTTCCGTAAGTGCCTTTTAGATTATCGTAATGACCGAGAAATGTTTGTGCGTTTTTGTCGGTGATGTTTTGATATTGAAGCTCCAGTGTGGCACCAAACCTACTGTCGCCGTAAAGAATGCGGCTTTCAGCTCCAGACTGAGCCCGAAATGTTCGGACGGCGTAGTCGCCCGAATTGTAATTGCGGGATGACGGTACCAATGCCGGGAAATCCATGGTTAACCCTCAACGATGAAGCTGGATGGACTGAGTACGTCCTGCACGATCAAGCTGTTAAACGTACTGCTGGTTGGAAACTCAGTTGCCAGCACTTCAACCAGGCCTTCGCTGTCCAACGTTAGCTGCTCCACTGCATAGGTGTTACTGGAGACTGTTGGAGAGTCGATTGTGAAAATTATGCTGAATAGGTCCGGATCAACCGCTTTGCCGTTTGTTACCGTCAGTTCTCCGGTCTGTACCTCCTCGTTCGAGGAAGTGACGTACAGAATCTTGTAACGGCCATCTACCAAGGTGGTAGCTGCTGTAATTGTTCCATCGGCGCCAATCACACCGTTGTTGGCGGGCTGATAAGGACTGGCTTCGGTAAGCACTCGAATGTAGTCGCCGGGAGACAGAGCTATACCGTAGGGCGTAGTTTTGAAACGGACCGAATGAGTAATGCGGCGGCGAATGCTCATGAAGTAACGCGCCACCAAAAATGCGTGCTCGCGTGAGGTGCAGAACTGGGTTAGGTCAAAGGATTCAATCGGGTAAGTATCGCTTCCAGCTTCAGCCCAGCGAACACTCAATGTCGCTTCCTCGGACAACTGGTTTTTCTTTTCTTTGCGGTAACGCACAATTGCTTGGAAGTCTTTTCGCTCCTCTGTCTGCAGGTAATCGACAGCAAACGAGTCTTCCAAGATGTTGCCCGAGGTGAACAAGCCGTTTACCTCGATGGGCTTGTCAACAATGTCTCCAGCGGGACCGCAAGGAAGTGCAGGCACCAGGCTAAATTTACCGTTGCTAATTACGAAAGAGCACAGAAAGTAAGGAGCGGTGTCTGCGATAAATTGACGCAAATTTGTCGGTGAGTCGATCGCGCCATCAAAGAAAAGCTTGTTTTGCTCCAGGAAGGTGGCCGTCCTTGCAAGCTCTGCTGTTTCGATCAAGTTGGCGCTAACCACACCACCCGCACCAGCTGTTTTATCTGTGAGCAGGTAATACACGAGGTCAGTGAATTTGTTGCTGGAGTCAATGGTTCCAGCCTCTGATGGAAGGAAACGTTGGACTTCAATGCCTTCGCCTAACCAGCAGCGGATTTGATCGATTGAGGTAAAGTTTTGGCTGGCTTTTAGTGAGAGGCCCGCCAAGGAGAGGTTGCTGTACTGAGGTGGCGTTTCATTTGCGATTGTTTCGTTGACGTAGACAATCTCGTGTTCTGGGCTGCTCTCGTTGCTTTTGCTAAGTAGGGAGTTGTAGAAACTGAGGTCGGCGACTTGGCTATTGGCCTCAAAGATACGTTCGGCGGTACGAGATTCGGGGATGTTTACTGTTTGGATGCCGAGCGTGCGCAGGCGAACGCCAACGTCTGTGCCAGGCTTTCTAAAAGGGTTGTCGCTGCTTACTGTTGCGGTGATAGTCACGTATTCACCCTTACTCCATGTGCCCTCAGTCCCTTCTGGCACAACGGTGTAGGTAACGTCTTCCCAGGCTTTTGTTTGGCCCGGGAATTTCTTGAGGCTGTCACCTCCGCGCGCTTTGATTACGCCTTGTACTCTAATTTCAATTGCATTACCTGCTTCTGAAACCCCTGAAATAATCGCTGAGTTTGTATCGCCGGAAGCGTACTGCTCTTGATCCCCAAGGATTTCGTATTCCCAACCAGACTGACGGCCTTTTGGCGGAATGTTTTGACTGGTGTTTTTGACTTGCAGCCGAACGCCACATGTAGTCAGCCCGTAGGGTTGAGCGCGAGGGTTATCAGGCGATACGTCCAGCTGAACGTTGAAAATTTGTGAGGTGTTAAAACCGCCGCTGCTGCTTTCTACTTTGATGCTTTGGAAGCTCCAGGCGCGGAAGCCTGGGAAAAATGGGTGGTTGGCTGGGTATGTTCGGTCAACGACGCCGGTAAACAAGATGGTCGCGGATCTGCCATCACCCAGATTTACTGTTCGGCGGTAGGTGCGGACTAAGCCAGCCTGAGATGCTTTGCCGAAAAACTCGTAGTAGGTTGCGCCAGCTCGGCCGGTGCTTACTCCGTCAGGTAGCCAGTCGAAAAATGCGACTTCAGTGACCGTGGCATCTGCGCCTTCAATGTCTGGGACGTAGTTCTCAATTTCAACCGAACTTGGAATTGTCGCGTCGACTCGCTCCTCCGTCACTCTGGCGTCGGTGGCCATCTGACGATTAAACTTGACCGACCCAGCGGTCGTGTATTCGCCGACTGTATTGAGCGTAAAAGTTCCGTATGGGGTTTGATACTGTTCGCCGATTGGGCCGCCGTTTTTGGCGTTTAGCAGCAAGAGTCGGTCTTCGTCATTAAAACGTCTTGCGATGTCTGCGCCGGGGTTTGGTACAAATCTATATTCAAACTGCGCTTGCTCTGGATGTACCAGTCGTAAGTAGTTGAACTGGTCCTGCGGGATGCGGCCGCTGATACAAAATGTTTGCCCGAGTGGTTCCCAGGCATACTCGTTGCCTTGAGCATCCGTGCCAGCTGGGCGGAGAAATAGAGCAAATGCCGAGGTGCGGCGCATGTAGTTGCTCATCGTGCCGCTTTGAAGTGACACTTGATTTGCTTCTGCACGGCGCAGTTCTTTCGGGCTCGGTAGAGATGCAAAATTGCAAAGGCCGTTTGACTTCTGCCAGACCTGACTGCGAATGCCGATTTCGGTGCTATCGCATGCACGGTTGTTGCGAACCACGCCGATAGCAAAACGCAGCACTGGGTAAAAGTTTGTACCTGCGTTCAGTCCCAGGCCGTTGCGTGCATTGGTTTTGCCGTTGTCGTCGTTGTAGATACCGCGTCGGATCATGCGCGGGCTGATCAGACCGATTGATGCGCTCAGTGGTCCTTTACCAAAAATTTCAATGCAGCGAAGCGTGATCTCTTGTTGTTCGCTGTCATCCCTGCCACGGAAAATATCCAGTGCTCTGTTTTCGACGACCCAGACAGTTCGGCCGATCATGAAAGTTTCGCCGATCTGCATTGCGTCGTCGGCTTCCTTCTGCCCTTCAAATACTTCTGTATTGATGTCGTCTACCTGTGTGCTTTTTGTTTGCTTGAAGTAATAGGTATTGGTTGATAGCCGCCCTTTCTCGATACGAAAAACTGCTCGATCGCCGACAGCAACTTGGCGCACCTCTGTTTCGCCGCTGGTTACTTTTACCCCGTTGATTGAAATAATTCCCATGCGGCGGCCATAATTTCGGCCAACTCCTTTCTGGCCTGACTTGAGCACCTCTACCCATTTGGGTGTGCTGCCGTCTCCAGTAAGTCCATAGTCGCCCGCGATTTTGATGCGCTCCAGCAGCAGAGCGCGGCCTGGGTCGTTGTCTGGGTCATCCCTGTTATTGCCTTCTAAAACTGGAACAGCAATTACTTTCCAGTTGACTCGATAGTTGGTGCCGTTGGCAATCGCCGAATAGACGCCAAATTGTGTCGTGCTACTTGGTGTATAGGCTTGACAGAAGCCAGTGTCTTGAGCTGCGTTACGAGTCGGGCACAAGTACACATCATCTGCTTGCTCGATGTCACCAGAATCTGCGCTTCCTCTAGTGCCATACAGAAGGTTGCTGCCTTTTACGCGAGCAATGCTATTTGAGTTGCGCTTCCAGTAAAAAGCAAAGGTGTGGTCGAAAACTGCATCCAGCGGTGTAGTGCCGAGGAAAATGCCAGTTAGATCTGGGGCCTTGATGCCTTCGCCTAATCCTTGCTCACCGACAACGAACAAAAGCTTTACGGATTGCTGAGAGCCGAGGCTGAAAGCGCGGGACCAAACCAGCCTGGGCGCCACAAGCATTCCGCCTGTTGTGCCGGTGTATTTGCCGAAAATGATGGGGATTGGATCGCCGTAGTTTGCTAGTTCGGCGATTGAATCGAAGCCGCTGGTGGCAAGGAAGCGATCGCTGCCTTTACGTCCGCGTAGCTGTCGCTGTCTAGTTTCTCGTACTTCAGATGGAGCTTTCGGTTTAGGCGTCAGCAAATAGCTGACTGCTGTAAAAGCAAGACCAATTGCGAGATTAACAAGAATACCAGTTGTTACTGGATCACAAACAATATCAGGGATATTGTCGTAGGCAGCCGGGCGGATTGCGGCGCGGCGGGCTGCTTCGTAGGTAAATTTTCGGTACTCTTCTTCTGTGCAACCAAGAGTTGCGATTAACTGCTTTTCATACGGAAGCAGCGGTACGCGCTTAACTGACGGAGCGAACACCAGCTCACCTTTTGCAGTTCGGTGTTGATGTAAAGGACTCCGCTCAGCCATACGACGGCAAATGCCCAAGTGCCTTGGGTCATCAACAACACGTCTCCATCGTACTCAGGACGATCAACCCTCACGCCCCAGCGCAGTAGATCGCGCAAAACCTTATAGCTGGAAGCGCTGTACCAGTCATCGTTGAATTCAGGCCTAGCAATGTCCAGGCGTTCCAGCACTGTGTAAACAAGGTGAATGCAGTCGATTTCGCCGTCGCTGCCGTCCGCGCCGAGCCTGTATCGCAGTCCGACAAGATCAGCGCAGTCGGACATTTGCCGAGGTTGGGATGTTGCCAATTAGTGATTGCGTCAGGCGGCGCAGAGGCACGTCCGAGCCAACGGCGTCCAAAATCGTATTCAGGCTCAGCGTCAAGCTGGTTTCATCCCATTGGCCGGCTGCGACTTCGCCGTTGTACTGGTGCATCAAGGTGCCGACGCTGGTGTCTTCTGGGGCAAGTGCCATCACATAAACGCGGGCGAGCCAGCGCTGTTGCACTGCAGTCAATGCCCAAGCCCTGGTCAACTCGTTGTTTGGGAAAACTAAGGTGGCCTCGGTGTTGTCACCGCTTCGGTTGACGGTTACGCCACTGAAGCCGTAAGGCACAAAGGTGTACTCGTCGCCCTGGAAGGTGGACGTGGACTGGATAAAGAAGTTTTGGAAATAAAAGCTGGACGTTCCTTTTTGGTTTTGAAGGCGCAGGTAGTTGCCAAGTGCGATCTCCATCAGATTCCAAGCCTCCGGCGGGTGGTGACTGATTGCTGCAGGCGGCGCAGTGCCAGCTGCTGGCCACGTTCAGCTCCTTGGCTGGCAGCTTGCTGCAGGCCGGCTTGGAACTCTTGGTTGGTGACGTAATCCACGTTGTTGATGCGTTCGACGTTGTAGCGAACGTCGATGGCTGCTGGTGCCATTGTCGCCGTGCCGCCGCCGGATGTCTCGTCGCCGCCGGAAAGAACAGCGTTTCCGCGTGCTCCAGATGCATAACGATTCATCGCCGACTTCATCTTGCTAGCCGGAATTACATACTCCGACTCGCCGCCCTCGCCGATGATCGCATTGGTCGGTTTAGTTACATAGCCTCCTTCTGCAAGCAAGGGAGGAAGACTGAAACCTTGCGCGAAACCGTTACCACCTGGTAAAGCAGCAGGGCCGGCTCCGCTAAAACTAAAGGGTGTACCTATAGCACGTAGGACAGTAAGCACTAGCTGCTGGGCAAGTATTTGCGCCCCTAGATCAATAAAAGCTGCACCAATCTTCTCAAACATGGCGCTAAACGCCTCACCTATAGTTTCGGTCCCGGTTACGACTGCTGCTACGGCTTGCCCAATACCTTGGGTGAAATTATCCGCAAATGTTTTAGCCGTAAACGAGGCAAGACTTTGCTTACTTAAAAGTTCATCTAACTCTCTTTGTAGCTTGTCTATATTTTCTCCTTCCGTAATGCTTTGGTCAGTTATGAAGGGCACTGCATCCGCTCTGCTTACCCGAGCTGCGGCAGCATCTCCAGCTTCTCTACTCAGCCCAACTCGTTCAAACAACTCATCGTTTATGAGTTTGAGGGATCTGAGTTCCTGTACTCTGAGAGCCGCAGATTCAATTTGTGTGTTGAAAGTTTTATCTTGAAGTTCGTCTATCTGCTGAAAAGTTTTAGCGGTATCCAAGTTAATGCGCACATTTTCTTTATCGAATTTATTCTTAGCTTCTAAAAGTGTAACTTGCTCAAACAGAGTATCGTATAAATCTAAAGCAGTTTTTCTGTTTCTTTCGGCTTCCTTAGCTGCTCTTTCGGCCTCTCGGGCCGCTTTTTCCTGTGCGCGGGTAAATTCTTCCTGCCTCTTACGCTGCAGTTCCAGTAGGGCTAGCTTCTTATTAAGTTGTGCGACGCTGGCAGATTCTCCGCTATTTATGGCTTGCTGTAGTTCTGCCTCAAAGCGTTTTTGGATAAGAATTTTCTCTAGGGCAAAAACTCTGCTGTCAGTAAGTTCTCCAGATGTTTGTGCCAGTGCAATCTCAGTTTGTAGGACAGCTTCTTGCTGTTTTCTGTTGTCTTTTATCTCCTTAGTGACTTTTAATTCTTTTTCTACTGCTGCTTCAATTTCTCGCTGTCGTGCAAGAATTCTGTCCCTGACTTCATCGTAATTTGAACCGAAACTTCTACCTAAGCGCTGGAAATTTTCTCTTTGTTGGGGATCAGAAGATCTCTGGGCACGTACAAAAAGATTACGTTCAGCTGTTACTCTGGCTAAAGTACCTATTACTCCTCCAAGTACATCCGATATAAAGACACTAAATTCACTAGAAAGCTGCTGTAAAGAATTACTTAGCTCAGTGCTTACATCGTTGAAGTTCCTCAGCGAAACTACTCCGCGATCTCCAACTGCCCTGGCTAATGCTTTTGTGGCTTCCTCGTAAGCCTCCTGTTCTCTGCCTGCATCTTGCAAAGCTTGTATGTTCTTTTCGGCGACAGTCCCAAGGATTCCCGCAGCCGCACTCAAATTTTCTACGCTTTCTGTGGTTGCGGCAGCTTTTCGAGCTACATCTTCTAAGGATTGGCCGATTGCAGTACCTAAAATCTGACCGCCAAAACCTGTCTTACCGGCAAAAGAACCAACGAACGAACCGAGAGTGGCTCCAGCTCCTGCGCCAAAAGCGAGCGGGAAGCCGACACCTAGAGATAGCGACTCTGTTCTTGCTCTGATCGCTTTGATACGCTCTGCTTGGTTTTTCTCGAAAGCTTGTATTCGTACAAGTCTTTTCTTCGCTTCGACTTGAGCATTAGTGGAACTAAGTACCCTCTCGGTGAAATTACTGATTGTCTGTAAAACTTGTACGTCCTGCTGGAGCCAGCTATTACCCCTTTGCAGCGCTTTAGCCCAAGATTCGGAAACACTTGAGTTATCACGCAGTTTTGTGTTTGTTTGTCCCGTAAGAGTAAGGTTTGTGTCAGTGTAGTTTGCGAGTCTGCGATTTTGCTCTTCCAGTTTTTGGTAGAATCTTGTACCCCTTTGTAGGCCCTCTGGCAAAGAATTGAGAACGTTTTTTGTGGTTTCTAATTCCTGTCTTTGTTTTTTAGTTGTATCTAATACCTCTAGGTAACCTTTGCTCAGCTGCTGAAGACCTCGCTCCTCAAAAGCGGGTAGTGCCAGCTGAGGCGGTGCTGCTTGCAGATCGCTCTGGATCTGCTGCCGTACACGCTTTGATGCGGCTATAAGCTTTTCTTCTTGACGGCGTATGGCTTTATCAATAGCGGTTTGTTCACCGGCTTCTACACTAAAAGCTTTGAAACCGCTATCTTTTCTTGCTCTTTCACTTAGTTGTACATTGCGTCGTACTCTTTCTGCAATAGCTACTTGAGGGCCTCGCGCCAGTTGCTCGACTGCTCTACGTTCTGTTTCTAGATCTCTTAGAAGATTGGTGATGCGGATAATCTCTTGCTCAATGCCTAGACCTGCAAGGGAGGATGGTTCGACAAGACCTCTAATGCGAACCAGCTCTTCGTAGTATGCCTTTACTGCTGCGGTGGTTCTGGGTACGTCTTTACCGAGCTTCTCGAAGAATCCGGCACCTAGTTTACCGCCTTCAATGTCTACACCTCTACCAGTAATGTTTTCGCCATAGAGCTTACGAAGAGCTTCAAAAGTTTTGAATGTTGATGTAAGTAGTTTGTCTTGCGCGGCTTGCACACCTTGTACATAATCTTGAAATCTAGCCTCGGCCGGATCTATATTTGCCGCTAAAAATTGAAAGGCTGCAGCTTGCTCGCGCAAAGCCTGCGTATTTTTAGCTAATGCAGTGGTTCCTTTAGTTGTAAGTCCGTCAAAGAATTTGTCTGCTTGAGTGGCAGCTACACGAATCTTGTCCGCAAAGTCACCCCTACCGGGTGCATCAATCCTTCTGATGTTTGTTTTAAGGGTTGCAACTGCTTCATTCAAATTTCGTATACTTAGTAGTGTTTTATTTAAGTTTGCTTGCGATACTATATCCTTAAATTTTACACTAGAAGCAGTATCGCTAAGTTCCGATACCTTACGGTTAATTTTCTCTAACGCTCTTTCCGCAGAAGAGGCCTGGACATTTACCTTGATATTGGCGTTGTAATCGGCCACTTACTTGCTGCACCAGCGTAAAAACAGTCTACGACGTAAAAAGCCGCCGGGTTAGCGGCGGCGTTTGGCCTTTTCCATTGCCTTTTCCTGGTCCTCATTCAGGATCTGGAAATAGGCGCTCCAGCCGAGAAGTTCTTCGGCGGTCATCTTGGTCCGAACTTCGCTAAGGGTTAGTCCCAGCTCTTTGGCGACTCCGAATTGGAGGAGGAGCCAGTTGTCCTTGCGAATCTCGGCGCTCAGGATTTTGGGTCGATTGGCTCTGCGTCGTCAGTCAAAATTGCCAGCATCAGAGATTGCAGGTCTCTGTCCTTGACTTCTTCCTTGAGAACGTCGATTTCGCCGGGGCTGAACAGCTTTTTACCTGATTCGTCGAGTGCTTTTGCGATCAGCAGCTGCAGTGCGAAGGCGTTTGCGTCGTCGGACTTGGCTTGCTTTTGAGCGCGTTCGCGTTCGGCTGCAGTCAGCGGGCTGACCCACATCTCGAAGGTGCTGCCGTCAGAAAGTTCGACTACTCGTTTGGTGGGCTCCAGATTGGCTGCCTTGCGGAGGCGGTCAATCGCACGCACTGGAATCGAGGCGGGCATGTAATCTTGGTGTTCTGTTTCTAATGTAGCGCATTAGAAATAAAAAACCCCGACCGAAGCCGGGGTGGTTGAATCCGCACCAGTGGATTATCAGCTGGTAGCAAGGTCGAAGGTTGGGGTGCTGGCAGGACGGAAGTTGACGGTCACAGATTGAGCGTCGTCTGGGTTGACGTTCATGCTGGCCGAAGTCAGCACAGCGTCGAATGCGATAGAGCGGCTCAGGGTGTCGTTCAACACGCCGCCGCTAAACACGCGATCGGTGTAGAGCTTGAAAGAAGCACCGGTCTGCTGGCGCTGAAGCACGTCCTCGATAAGGCGGTTGGACAGTGCCAGCTCTTCGTCGGTCATGTATGCGGTGGCCGATCCAGTGCCGTCGCCGAAGCCAGGGATGTAGCTACGGAAGGGTACATACTGGCCGGGGGTTTGACCGATCGTGGTTACGTCGATCTCGGCACGGGTGATCTCAAAGCTCCAGTCGCGGACTTGGCCGACCACTGCGTAGTCCGCGTATTCCACTTGGAAACGGTTGGAACCTGTGGCGATGCCGTCGTCGGTGATCGTGATGGTTGAGCCACCCTCGGTTTCCGAGACTTGCAGCACGCCTGTCGCTGCGGCGTAGGCAATGACGTAATAGGTGGTCCCGGCAGTAATTCCAGCAGGGAGGGTGCCGGTGCCGGCGCCGCCAGTCTGGGTGTTCACCACGCTGAACTTGACTGGATCGCCAACCCGGAAGTTCAGGTATGTAGCGATCGTGATCTCGTTGGCTACGGTGTCCACATTGGATTCACCGAACGTTCCGAGGGTTCCAGCGGGTTTGTAGTAGAGGGCGCCGGACGTGCCGGACAGTACGGTAGTTGCCATGGGCTTACCAAAATGGACGTTGTGGGCGGGCACTGCCCGGCTTATTACAGGTTAGCGCCCTTCTTTACCATTATTACGAAAGCACAGTTGCAACGTAAGAGGTGTCAATTCGACCCACAAAGTGCGGAGCGTTCTCTGTGGCAGAAAAGGTCGGACCGTTGATTTCTCCGACCTTAAAGTAAACGCCGCTTGTGCTTTTGGTGGAATTGTTGAGTGTCTCCAGCACATTTACTGCCGTTGTTAAGAGTTGTTGGTTGCGGGCGGGACCACGCCCCTTTTCCGTAAAAATTCGGATAACAACTGCGCCCCGCGCATTATCAACGCTAGACGTAAGCGTGGGCTGGTTGGTAATGCCGAAAGTAACATTGACGCGAACGTACTCAGTAGTGGAGTTAGCCGGAACTGCTGTGATGTTGTCAAAGTAAACGGGCACCGCCGGTACTAGGTTATTGAATGCGGTGAGTAGTGGCCCCTCAACTGCAGCGCGAATAGCTTGGTAGTTCATTGGCCAAACCCTCTACCCGGAACCCTACCGCCGCTTGGGCCTTGGCGGAACCCAATGCGCACACCGTTTCCTAGGTCTCTTTGCATCGCACCACCATTGGTGTATGTGACGTACCAGTCCAGAGGTGCGGTGCTTACAGCAAAACCCGGGCCGCTACTTACCTGGCCGCGTAGCTGACCTGTGCGACTTCCGATATTTACAGGGTCTTTCACAGGTTCGAGAATATCGCCATTGCTGTCGTACTGAGTCCGAAAAACACCTTCTTCTAGATCCAGTGCTTGGGGAGCATAGTCTGCTCCATTGACAATCTCGTAGTAGGTGCCCGACTTAAAGCGGGTTGCGGGTACGTTTCGCAGGTCGTACTTATAGAGGTTGGTGCCGCTTGAGCGCGGACCGCCTGGTGCGGTGCCGGGTTCTACCGCGTACCAAGCAGATGAAAATTGGCCGGAGTAGCCGGGGCCGGCTGCCACTAGGCCGTTCATGATCTCTACAGAAGCCTGCCTTGCTGATTGAGCGACAAGATCTTTTAAGTCCTTTGAGAGGTCTTTGAAGTCGCGTGCCATTACTGGGGCCTCACAATAAGGGAGTGGTAGACCGGTTCGTCGCCGCGGTAGGTTCTGATTGCAATGATTTTGGCCTCGCGGGTTGCCCCAGCCTCGGTGTATTGGATGCGGTCGGCCTCGGTTGGGTAGTAGGTGCCGAGTTCAGTCGTCCCAATGAGGATGCGGAGGTCTGTGGTTTGGTACAGACCTTCGGATTCCTGTGGATCGAGGCGGAGGATTACTCCCTTTAGCGGAACTGGTGTGTCGCCGCCTGTCACCTCGCCGGTGGCTGGATTGTATGCCCGAGGGGTTGTGGTTTTGATGTACGTGAGGTCTTGGCCCCACTGTGGCATCAGGGTTTTGGGGATAGGCGCAAATATGCTGTCGATTAAGCCCATATCAACCTCGGAATAGGCGGACTGCGTAATTGGTGGCTCCGCCGATGCAGTAGGCGCCTAAATAGGTTTCCAGCCAGGGGTAAACGTCGAAGATGTTGTTGATTAGGCCTGGGGTGGTGGAGCTGTCCTTGTATTTGACTTTCAGTTCGCCCAGTTCCACCTCGTCGTAAAGGCCGCTGGTGCCGCTTGTTCCAGTGATGGAGTCCGTGTCGTTGGCGAAGGCGCGGGCTAGTTCGTATGTGGCGACCTTGACCTGTTGCGGGATCAGCGTGCACACCAGCTTGATGCCGTCAACTTTGTAGTCCTCTCGTGGCCACTTCAAGGCTTGGGTTTCGGTGCAGCGGTCGCCGTAGAAGCTCAAGGCGTCGATCCAGCGCGTCGCGGAAATCAGGGCGCGGTTTTTCTGGTCGTCGGTCTTGTCGGTCCAGGTTGCAGAGTCGGGAACTGTCTCGAAATATGCGTCTGCTTCGGCCAACGTCACGTAGCTGTTGGCCGACGCGCCTTGCAGAGTGGCATCAATAGTCGCGGCCACAGTTAATACGATCTTTTTCTGAGTTTAGCCCTTACACGTCGTGTCGATGTTTTGGTCTGTACTTGCAGTATTGATGCGTGGTAAATGGTCGCTCCCTCCATCTGAAGCTCGGCACTTCGCTCTAGGTGGTCCCCATACGCTATGTCCTCGTGCCACTGGCGACTATTGTGTGAGACGTAAAGACGTACCAGTTTCATGCCGCTTCGTAAATCTTCCGGTGCTGAGGGCAGCGTAAAGCTTGCAACACCAAAAGAGGACCCCGTGATGCCCGGTAAGCAGATTCGCAAACTAGAAGATGTCGCGCTCGAAATTCGACGCCTTCGGGAAGAACAAAATCTCAACATTATGGAAATTGGTGAGAAGCTCCAGGTGAGTTATGACGTGATCAATCAGTTGATCCTGCAGTCCTACAAAAGCACTATGAATACTCCCGTTGTTTTTGAGAGGCAGGAGAAGATTCGGCTGGGGATTGATTATTGACATAAAAAAGGCCCCCATGAGGGGGCCATGTTGATGCCTGGTTTGGATCAGGTGTAGGCGGTGGGATCGAAAGGTGTGTTCACCAGCAAGCGGGCCACAGGGACCATCTTGGCGGTGCTGAACACCAGGTTCCAGCTGGCGATGTTGGCCAGGTTGCCGGTGGTGGCGGCGTTGGTGGGGTTGTCGCCCGAGGCGGCCCACTTGGTGCCGGTCACGTGGTAACCGTAGTGGTAGTCCACTGCCAGCACATCCTGCATGGACAGGATGTTGCGGTCAGCGGCAAGACGCAGGTCTTGCTGGATGCCCTCGGACACCACGCCGGAGCGGAACAGATAGACCGGGTACTTGACTACGTCGCCGGCATCGCCGCCAGTCAAGTAGGTCAGCTGGTCGTCAATCACGACCCGCATACCGGCGAAGAACGGTACGTCGGTCGAACGTACGCCAACGCCGCCTGCGCCCCAGGTCACTGCGCCAGCGGCGGCCAGTGCAGAGGTGCTGAAGGTCAGCATGCCTACCTGCTGCAGGTAGTAGGCGACGTTCGAGTGCATAGCGATGCTATCGAGGTCGTCGCCGCGCTCGCCCAACACGGACTTGGCGGCAATCACGTTGGCAGCCGTCAAGTAGTTGGCCTCGGTCATCGAACCAGGCACACCGTCAAAGCTCTTGTCGGTTTGGTTGGCACCCAGGACGCCGTTGCCGGTGATGCCGCCGAACAGGCCCAGCAGGTGGTTCGACAGGGTGGCGGTCTTCAGCTTGTTGATCGCAGCGGTCAGCTGATCGCGCACGTGGCTCAGAGGATCGGAACCAGTGCCCAGCTTGCTGAGATCGTCGGCTGCGTATGCGAAGCCGCGGTGCAGAATCGTCATGATCTGCTCGTCGGCGGTCACGTTCTGAGGAACGAGGTAGCCGCCGCCACCGCCCCAGGTGGCGTTGCTGAGAATTTGGGTCTCAGTCGGGGCGATGGGGTCGAAGAAAGGTACGCGCACGCGGGTGCCGCCAGCGCGGGCATCAAGTGCAGCGTTGCGCTGGATGATGCCGCTCTGGATCCACTTCGATTGCTCGAAGATGCCCTCAGAGGTGTACTGGAGAAACTCGGGGCGGGTAACCAGATCGGAGAGGAAAGTACCTCCGCTCCAGTTGCCGTTAAAGGAAGACATGATGTAGCTCCGGTGGAGTCGTTGTTAGCGGTTGCCCCACAGGGGCTTAGCGGCCAGCCTCCGCCTTCAATAGACGGGCGCGATCGGGATCGCTGCTCATGATCATCATCTGCTCGGTAAAATTCCAAGCATCTTTTGACCATGGGTTGGACTGGCCGGGGAGGGCGTTGGCGCGGGCACTACCTGCGACACCCATGCCGGCGCGGTTGCTAGCAGCAAAATGATGCTCGTAACCGCTGCCGGGATTTTTCAAGTTGGCGATATACTCGCCAACCGGAACTTCGACGCCGCCAACAACAGCCACAGGCTGACCATCTTTGGCGCGAAGGTTGTCTTGCACTAAACGATACAGCTGATCTGGTGCAAGTGCACCAGCTTGAGAAAGTTGGGCGATTGCTCCAGCCTTTAGTTGTTCTTGTGTGAAGGATGTCTCCATTGAGGAGATCTTTGCCTCGCGTTCAGCTAGTTGCTGCTTTAGGTCGGCAACTGTCTCCTGGGCTTGCTCCCACAGGGCCTTAAACTCCCCTGATTCAGCTAACTTCTGTGTTTGAGCGCTTTTTTGTGCGCTCTGGAGTTCGTCTAGTTGTTTCTGCAAGGAATCTCGGTTATCTCGGTCTTTACGCCGCTCTGCAATAAGCTCCGCGTTTTTTGCTTTCAGCGCTTCTAGTTGGGCGGCCAAATTGGAGCTTTCAACCACAGGTTGAGGGGCAACATTCTCCACAGGAGGTGTTGCTTGCTGTTCTTCGGGCACGGTAATGTGTTACATGAACGTATTTAGAATAGCATTTAAGAATTGACCTCATCGGGTTGCTCTTCCATTGCTGGGGTTCCAGCGGCGGCCAGCTCTTCGTCGATCTTGATGTTGTCCGGCAGGATTTCGCCGCGTCGCAAAATCTCCAGCAGCATTTGGTCGCTGATTTTGCCGAGCTGGTTGAGTTGGGTGATGACGGCGATGTCTTGGCCGATTAGGCGGTAGTAGTCGAAGTCACGGTCGATCTTGACCTCTGGTGGTTCGATGCCGACGTACTGGGCTGCAAAGCCGAAGGCTTGGTTTAGGGCGCTCTCCAGTTCTTGGCTGATGATCGAGAGCACACTGTTGGATTGGGCTTGGTCGATGCGCTTGGCCTCGGCGGATTCGGCTACGAACTTTTGGCCGAAGAGTTTGGTGACGCCCAAGGTGGACATCTGTTGCTCCAGGGATTGGAGTTCGGCCATTTGTGCGTCGAAGCTTGTGGCGTCGGCTTGGACGTAATACGCCTTGTTGCCTGGCTGCATGGCGATGGCGTAGTTCACGCCCATCGTTGCGCTGCCGGTTGTGTCGTCCCAGCCCTCTAGGACAAGGGTCGGCATGGCGGCAATATGTAGGGCGTGGATTAGGTCGGCTTGGCGTTGGTAGTGGGTGATGTTCAGGTTGGCGATGTCCAGTAGCGGTGGCAGCGAGCGGAGCATGCCCCGGCGGTTGCTATAAATCGGTACCAGCGGGATCTCGTCCAGGCTGTAGCCGCCTGTTTGCGTGAACTCAACTACGTCTTCGCCGAGTGTGTAGAGGTCGTAGCGGCCTGGGTAGATCACCCGCATTTGCTCGATTTGCTCTTCGCCGAAGTCGTTTAGGGGGCGGGTGGTGTACTCGTGGATGCGGACTTGGGTTAGAGGGGAGCCGGGCATGGTATCGGCTTGGCGCCAGCCCCAGATCTGTGGGGCGTCAACGTGGACGAAATAGGGGCGGCGGCCTTGGGCGCGTTCTTCCGCCAGATTCATGGCACCCATTGCAGCTGGGTAGTCCACCAAAATGGCGCTGTGGCCATAGGTCATGCTGCTTACTAGGGCGCGGCGGGCGTACTCGTTGATGTTCGAGCCGATGCCGTCGATGTTCTCGCTTAGCTCCAGCCAGTAGGGGTCGCCCTCGATGTGGATTGGTTTGCGGAGTATGGCGCCAGCGGCGGTTTCGATTAGGCGGCTGGTGTAGGGGCTTAGGACGCTGCGGTCAATGCGGGTTTGGTAAGCGTCGTCGTCTTCGCGGGGTTCTTGGGGGAGGTATTTCTCGCTCATGTCGCGCAGGTAGTTCGTGCCGCGCGTTACTGCTGCCATTACGCTCCAGTCGGCCATCATTGCGATGACTTCTAGGTTGCGAACAAACGGGGATTCGCTTACTACAGCCCCGACCGGGGGGATATTACCGCTGTAAACCACATTAAACTCCTACTTTGTACCTATTCTGCCACGGCTACGGCTGCTGCTTACGGTAAATGGGGTGTCCGGTAGTTGGTCCTCACGCGGTGCCAACCTCGCCGCAGCCGGACTCTACGGACGCTTCCGATCCCTCGTTGAAAGATTGCTCGCGCATACTAGCGAATTACGGCGGGGTGGGCTTAGCCGTCCAGCTCTTTTACAAGCGTCTTGAGCGCTTTGTACTGTCCCCATGTCAGGCAAAAGCGTTGTTCGCCATTGCTGTTAAGGATGACATCAAAGCCCTCACCGTTGTGCCACAAGGACATCTCCATGAAGTCGTCGCCTTTGATGGTTACGTCGTAGTCCGCCAGGGATACAAAGGCTGCTTCGAGCTTGTAACGCTCGATTTTCTTGGATGATTTTTTGTCTGACATAGAAGTGGAAGCGACTACTTGTGGTCGGGAAGCTGTTCAAGGGCGCGGCGGATGATGGACAAAGCGTTGTCGTCTAGGTAGTCGCCTTGAGGATCAGTACACTCGTCGATCAGGGCAAGCGCCTGCTCCTTCAAGCTCGGCGGCTTGGGGCGGCGGGCGGCACGGAGAGCGTCCGCTGTTTCAACGTCAGTCCACTCACGCACAAACCACTCACAGCACGCCTCCAGCTCCTGGTCTGCACCGTACTGAGCAGCGAGGACGCAAATTTGTTGCTCTAGATCAGCAGGGTACGCACCGATGCAGTCGTCAGATCTTGTGCTTTCGATCCACTGCTGCACCAGCTCTGGAGGTGGCGTGATGTCGGAACTCCTAATTTGGAGATTATTAGGAGATGATTTGGAGTTCAGCGCCCAGTCAATGCAGAGCTTCGCAAACGTCTTGTAGTAGCCGGGGCGTCCGCGCTTTTGACTGTCCTCTCGTGCTTGCTCGGAGAACTTTTTGAGCAGGTGCGGCGGTGGCACCTTGGAGTAATCTTCGTTGGTCATGGTTTCTAGGGAACTGTGGCCAGGGCAGGGTGTTGACGCACGCCAAGGTTAATAGTCATTGCAGTACGCCATTTAGAGTAATCGTCCAGCCACGAGACTTGAGATTGCTGACAGCGGTAGAGATGTCGGGTGTACCACTGGCTGCGTTGTAATCAATGGTGATGTCTGGACCAAATGCAGGTGCTGATTGACCAGAGGTGTCAATGCTGTTGAGGATGTTCTCTACGGATGTGGCGGTGAGGGAGGTGCAGGTGAGCCAAGTACCAAAAAGGCAGTAATTTACTGGTGTACCAGTCCAAGAGTCAAAGAAGTTGGCGGGGAAGGTAGTGAGGTTGGTGCAGCCACGCCAGGATTGCTCGAATTTTGTAGCCCTTGAAATGTCGATTGACGGAAAGCTAGTTAGGCCTGTGCAGTTATTCCAAGCAGAGCCAAAGGTAGTCCCGATTGAAGTGTCGATCAAGGGGAAGCTAGTGAGGCCTGAGCAGTTTTGCCAAGTATTGCTAAAGCTAGTCACGCTTGAAGTGTCAATCAAGGGGAAGCTTGTAAGGCTTGAGCAGTCACGCCAAGTACTGGTAAAGTTAGTCACACCAGTAGTAGCACCAAAAGCAGCGTTAAACTCGGTCATGTTGTTTGCACCATACCAAGCACTCGTAAGGTTAGTACCTACATCAAGGTCACTAACAAGTGCAACCGACGTAATCTGGTCTTCATCCGTGCTGTTGTTAAAATACGGAACATATTGCTGAGCAGTTCTAATCTTCAACACATAGCTACCAGCAGCATAAGTATGTGCCAGTGTATTGGACGTGCTACGTTCTACCGTGCCATCACCCCATTCCACTTCATAATCTACAGTGCCAGTAGACCTAAGGTTAAATACGCCACCAGTGCTTGTAATGCCGTAGGTGATCTGTGCATCGCCAGCAGGGTTACGTTGGTCGTTTACTAAGATTAACTTAGAAGCCGTTGGTGACTGAAGAATAAGGTTTCCAGGAATTGCAGTTGGGCTCATGGTATGGCTGCTCCGATAGCTGTGATTAGGTTAGACACGCGGGTGTCAAGGGCGGCGAGATCGAGGGATTCTCCGATGCTGTAGAAGGAAAGGCGGGCGTTGGAGCGAGAAGACACCAAGCCGTTAGCGTTTTCCGCGAAAATTACGACATTGATGCTTGACGCGGCACTAGACGTATTGGATAGAGGACCAGCATTGGTCTGCGCTGCTCTTCCTGTGAACTCAGCACTGGATGCTCTATTCGTTGCAATAAATCCCGTAGAGTCCTTGCCGGCAATATCCAGCCTGCTGAATCCTCCTCTGTTGTATGCGGATACCGAACTAAGGCCGCCGGCAGCTGCAAAGGCGTTATACCTGTACAGAGCCCGAAAGGAGTTTAAGTTGTTACCGGCTCCTGCGTAGGCTCTGAATGTATTTGCGCCGGCCGTATCGGCCGTGGATACATAGACGCTTAAGTGGGCGCTATTTTGCGGGTCTGCATTGTCGGCCCTATTGCTATCCAGATACTTCGTACTACCATCACCAACTAGACCTGTCTCTCGGTCATAATCCGCAGAGACAAAGTTATTATTTGTCGGAGCACCACCCACTAGCGGCACCAGCGCTCCATCAAGCGTTCTAGCACCAGCAAGGATGCAACTAGCTTTAATTGCATCCCAAATCTCATCCTGCTTACAACCAAGAACAAAGTCGTTGATTGCAACACGGACGCCAGTTTCTAGTGCTTGACCATCAGCAGTTTCTACTGCATCAATATAAGTTGAAGCATCAGAGTCAAAACTGTAAC